GAGCCACCTGCAGTTGAAGAGCAAGCCCCATTAACTGTTCAAGAAATTGAAAATATTATTAATGATTTAGTTGATAATGGCGAACTATCCACATCTGATGCGGAAGCAATTTTAAATACTTTAAGTGCAGATGGAGAAATTACCTCTGATGAAATTAATAATTTATCTGAGGTATTATCAGCAGATGGTGAGTTTACTGAAGCAGAAAGATCACTAGTTGCAGAAGCTCTTATTGAATCGGCAAATGGCGAAGCAGTTACCGCACAGGATATACAAGATGCTGGACTTACCTACAGTGACTTGCCAGACGCTACCCCCGTTGAAGTAAGGCAGGATGAGAATGGAAATTCCGTTATAATAGTAGCAGAGATAGCAGCAGCTTTACAGGTGTTAGAATCTCCAGCAGAATTTGTTTCAGCGATATTTAATGATCCAAGTCAGGCATTAACGGCTGTATTAAATATTGGTGCTGATATGAGTAATGAAGAACGTAAAGAGGCACAAGAAATGGTAGTATCTGCAATTATTGCAAGCAATGCGGCAATTAATGCAGTTAGTGTTGCAGGAAGTGCCGCTGCAAATGCCGCATCATCTGCATCTAGAGCAACAACTGGAGGATCAACTCCTAAAGGACCAAGTGGCGGTGGACCAGTAGGTGGAGATCCAAGAATAAGGAGAAGAAAACCATGATAAAGAGAATATTTAAAGATATGATAGACCAGCTTTGGACCCTATTAGGAATGTTTATTGCTTGGGTAGTTCTTGACGGATCTGCAAAAACCGTTGTTGGCTATGCAATTATTGGCACCCTAGTGGCTTGGGCTATTACTTATCCAATTAGAAATAAAGATTTAGAGTAGGGTATAATAGGGATATGAGGAAATCAATTGCTATTGCCATATCTGGGCTATTAATGCTATCATTGAGTTCATGTGGATATAGTGGATTCTATAGGTATCCATGCCAAGATCCAAATAATTGGAAGCTTGCAGAATGTAATCCACCAATCTGTGAGGCATCACAGACTTGCACAAAAGATGTAATAAAAATTACACCTACTACACCAGAACAGGAAATAACAAATGGCTAAAGAAAGATTGACGGCTGCAGACTTAGATGCTCGTTTAAAATTTATTCTAGGAATAACTCTTGGAAGCATTTTATTATTAACAGCAGTTGGAATTATTTACGGATTACTATTTGTAACCCAACCAATAGGAGCACAGTCAGAAAATGACAAAATGTTTTTTAATGTTTTGGGAAGTATTGCAACATTTATTACAGGAACTCTTGCAGGAATTCTTATTGGAAATTCAGGTGCTAAAGATATAATGTCAGCACAACTTGCTAATAAGGAAATGGATGCTAAGAACACACAGGCGGATAAAAAATTAGAATCAGAAATTGACGCAACTGCAGCACGTTTAGCTGCAAAGCCAGACGGAGCTATGCCAGCAGAGCAGCCAGTTGATACAAATTGGGACAAAGAATAATGGCGGATCAGGGCACAGCAGCACGTTTAATTGAAGTTGCTACAGCAGAGATTGGTACCATTGAAGGCCCAAAAGATAATGAAACAAAGTATGGAGTTTACACTAAAGCTAATTTCCAACCATGGTGCGGAAGTTTTGTAAATTGGTGCGGAAATGAATCTGGCGTAAAAATTCCTAATACTGTTTACACTCCAGCAGGAGTAACAGCATTTAAAAAATCTGGCGCATGGATTGACGGAGATATTGCAGATCCAGAACCAGGAGATATTGCTTATTTCGATTTTCCTTCAGACGGTGTTGATAGGGTGTCTCACGTAGGTATTGTTGTTAAGGATAACGAAGATGGAACCGTTTGGTGCATTGAAGGAAATACGTCTTCAAAAAAGTCTGGAAGCCAAAGAAATGGCGGAGAGGTTTGCAAACAGCTTCGTGCTTACAAAAAGAATAAAGCAGGAGTCCTAATTTCTATAGTAGGTTTTGGAAGACCTAAGTTTGGTGCAGCTTCAAATACAAAAGTAGCATCTCCTTCTAAAACAAAAAAATCAAAAGCATGTTCATCATGTGGACAAGAAATTAAAGGGTAAAAATGGATAATTTAAATAATTTATCAGATGAAGAAATTTCAAAATCTTATGAGTCAGATAATGAAGAAGAAGACAACTGGGATAATATGGAAAAAGCTTGCTGGTCTGGATATAAGCAGGTAGGCATGAAAGACAAAAATGGCCGAAGAGTCCCTAATTGCGTTCCAGTAAAAAAATCTTTATTTGGCACAGAAGGCCCTCAAAAACTAATACCTAAAAATAAGTAACAAAATCAGTTGACAATGCATTTTCACTTACTGTATAATTGTACATTAAGGCTTAACACTAACAGATTAGGTAAAATTGGAACCACAATATTTTAACGAAATAGAAGACATTAGTCCGTCTTTCTATCCTTGGTTTTCAAATAAAGTTGAAAAGCTATTTGATTATCAGAATCCATGGGAAGAAACAGAAGACATTAATTATAAATTAAATAATGTTGGATTAAGATGCGATGACTTATCCCCAGTCTCAGACCCAGAAAACAATATTGTTTTTGCTGGTTGCGAGGTTACAATACCGATAGATGTCAAGTATGAAAATGGATGGGCTTACAGAATACATAATGAGTTCTATAAAGATAAATCTAAATTTGTAAATCTATCGTACCCAGGCGCCGACTCAAATAGAATAGCATACAATATTTTAAAGTATATTAACTCATATGGAAAGCCATCCAAGCTATTCGTGCTGATGCCAGAAATGATTAGAGCCTATGGATGGTGGCCAGAGGCTAAAGGATTTAAGCCTAAGATGTACAGAAAAGAAGATGGTGGAGTAGAGCATAACCTAATGGCATATCCTCATGATGTTTCTCCAAAGCTTCTGGCTTTAAAATATGTGCAGTCAATTTTTATGTTAGAGCAATACTGTAAGGTTTCGGGTATAGATTTATATTGGACCTCGTGGGATCCAAAGACAAACAATTTTTTGAAAAAACAAAACTTTAATAATTTCTTTTACATGCTTGGGAACATGGATCAAGAAAACATTTTTAATTCTTTTAAAAAGGAGATAGAGAAAAATGCATAATGAAATTTGGAGCCTTTACCAGAACTATTTTGACAAAATAGGAAAGTCAAAAGACAATATTATACATGTAAACAATTTTATGACAGAAGATGAAATTGATATTGTAATGAAGTATATAGAAAAATATAGATACGATACAGAGTTTTCTGGTGGTAAAACAATTAGAATAAACAAGATAGGTCAAGAAAATCCTGAACTGTTTAAAATTATTGCAAATTACGGGCACAGAGTATACTCTTTAATAAATGAAAATTTTTGCAAAAAGTATGATATAAAGGTAAAAGAATTGCCATGGAACCCATTTCATATTGTTAAATGGAAACCAGAGATGTCAAGCGGACTACACTCAGATTGCCAGTATCCAGATGGATCACCACTTATAAAATCAAATTATTATAAGTTAAACATTACTGCTTTAATTTATCCAAACGATGATTATGTAGGTGGAGAAATTGGGTGGCCAGATTATGATTTAGAGATAAAGCCAAAAGCTGGAGACATGGTCCTGTTCCCAGCAAATAACTCTTACTTACACTATGTTAAAAATGTAGAATCAGGTTTAAGATTTACATTGCCAACTTGGTATACTTTTGATGTTGGAATAGAGATTCCAAATTTAGAATACAACCCTGAAGCTTCTAAAAATTTATGGGTTAACGAAGGGGAGGACTCCTCACACTTGAGGCAATACTAATGAATCCAGACATAGAGAATAAAATTATTGATAATATATTTACACAAGAACAGATAGACAGGATATACAAAGCTGTAGAAAACTGCCCAAAGGATAAGATTAAGAATCAAAATCCATGGGGGCAAACTGTATTTTATATTAAAGACTTCGACTCCAGGTTTAATGGAGCTGAAGACATCTACAACGCCATAGAGGATGCTGTCGAAAAAGAGTACGGAAAAAGAATTAATATACTAGGTATTCAGTTTGCAAGATATGACACGAGCTCGCACATAATGCCAAATTTAGATTTCCACATAGACTCAGTATTTATTAAGCCAATGCTAACTTTTGATGTGCAAATGAGATCAACTTTAGACTGGCCAATCATAGTCAATGGCAAAGAGTATTCTCTAAAAGACAATCAAGCCTTAACATTTTCTGGTACTCACCAAGTTCATTCAAGGAAGCCAGTAGATTTTAAAGAAGACGATGTTTGTGACATGATATTTTGTCACCTAGAACACTCTGACTTAGAAGATATTGACCCAGAGTTTAGAAAAAATATCATGAATCAAGTAAAAATGGCAAGCAGAAAGTAATGTTGCATTTAAATACTCTTGGGGTAGACGTCTTTATTAAAAGATACAATAACTCTATGCAAGATTCATTTTGGAACAATTATGATTTAATTGTGTGGAAAAAAGATGCGTCTGGGTATTTTAACAATGATGGAATGTACCACAAAGAAAGTTGGGGTACATTTAAAAAGTTTATTCTAAACGAAAATGGATCTTGGAGGTTGCCAAAGAAATATGTCAAGTATCTTAAATAGTTTAGGCGTTGATAAAGATGATTTTGAATGGTGGCATCTTGCTGTTTGCCGTGGAATGAATACAAATTTATTTTACGAAAAATATGAAATTGATAATAAAATAGCACAAAATATAGACGAGGCATGCTTGGCTTGCCCAGTGATACAGATGTGTTACGAGGCTGGTGTAAAAAATAATGAGCACGGCGTATGGGGAGGAGTTTATTTAAACTCTGGATCAATAGATAAACCTAGGAATATACACAAAACTAAAGATGTTTGGAAAAGATTGAAGTCAAAAAATGTATATTGATAAATCTAAAGATCATTTTAAGTATGGAATTAATCAATGGAATGGCGAGCCAAACAAGCCAGTTTTTTATACACAAGAGATGGCAAAAGCTTTAAGAGGAATATCTAAACCAGTAAACAACTTACAAATGGATGTAGTAAAGTATCCAGAATTTTTAGCATTAAGATTGTATGAAGATAATTTTATACAATTTGAGGGTACTAAAAAAGAAATGGTCATAGAGTACGTATCAAAAGTAAAAAAATTGATAGAGTCATATGGAGTAAGATGCGAACTGGAAGGGGTACCTAGTGAAAGAGTATTACGATAGAATCCTAATAGTTTTTATTCACGATTTAGGAGCTTATGGGTCAACAGAAAAGCTTGGAGCATATGCATCTATGGTAAAGTATATCAAAGATGAAGTTGAATATGAAGAAATGATAGACAATTCAGAATTTTCAATTATGGACGAAATAGTTTTTACACACGTAGAGGAGGAAACAAATGGATAAAGTATTATGCTATTCATGTAATAAGACAAAAAATAAGCTAAGCCTTAAGAAATCGGTGCTCGTTCCAATTAACTTATTGATGTGCGAGACCTGCACGATATCTAAATTTGAGCCAAGATGGCTAATTATACTAGCTGGCAGGCAGCTGGGCTCAGAATCAGTAAAGGATTTTGTATTAAAAAAGAGGTATGTTGGTACAGAAATCACTGCATCTGAATTATTAATTTAATATAAATATTACGGTATAATTAATGTATAATGAATCTAGATCTCACAACTATAATTATTGCAATATCTGCTGCGATATTGTCTGGCATGGGGACGGCAATTATTGCTGGTCTGAACGAGAATAAAAGAGAAAAAAATAGACAAAAAGAGCGTGAGCAGGACCTATTAAAAATAGAGCTTAAAGATTTAAAAATCGAATTATATCAATTAGAAAAAGAATTAACTGAATGGAAAGACAAATATTACAAAACAATTGAAGAATTAATTTTAATTAAATCTGAGCTTGAAAATGCCCTTAGAGATCTAAATTCCCTGGACGATCATATCAATTAGGGTTGACCATCGAATTTAAAAATAGTATAATTGTTTTATGACCTGTGTAGTCGCCCTAATTCATGAAAATAAAGTACTCCTTGGTGGGGACGCTGCTGCCTCAGACGATAAAAGTGGATTGATATTTCAAAGGCTTGATCCTAAAGTTTTTAAGGTTGGACAATTTGGAATAGCATTTGTTGATAGCTTTAGAATGGGCCAAATATTACAGTATAACTGGACACCTCCAATTTATAAACCAACAACAGGATACAGAAATTTAGATAAGTTTATTAGAACAAAGTTTATTGAATCTATTAAAGATGCATTTAAAGAACAGGGTTACGGAAGTTTTGGATCTTCAACCGATGACGGTGATGCTGGCGGTATATTTATAATAGCCGTACAGGGAGCTGGAAGAATATTTACAATGGACTCGGACTTTCATGTTGGAGAAGCGGATGTTCAGTATATGGCAGAGGGGGCTGGGCAAGAGTTGGCTCTAGGCTCACTATTTTCCACAACAGCAATTAAAACTCCCAGAAGACGTGTTAGAATGGCCTTAGACGCTGCAGCAAAGTTTAACATGTCCGTAAGACCACCATTTACAATAATAGAGATCTAGAGTATAATAAACCTTATGGACATCAACAATCTAAGGCCAAAAAATTACGACATGGCAATGGACTTGCGTGGAACTCCAACTCATGTTTGTCCATGTGGATGTTTTGTTTGGAACTTAAAGGTTGTCTTTGAAGATTTTGATATTACTACATATTTCTTAGACATGGAATGTGCAAACTGCGGTAGTATAGCAACCGCCCCTACGCAAGAGGATAGGCCAGAATGAGAAAGTCAGAAAGACTAAGATTACTAGAGATGCAAGTAATCAAACTAGAATTTGAATTAGATGTAATTAACAACATGATTTCAACTATTATAGAGGCTAACAATCTTCCAAACCCTGGATTAGATGCTGGAAAATGGTATCAAAGAAGACTAGACGGAAACTCTTGACAAATTGCCTACTAATTTAGTAGAATATCATTATGAATAAAAAACTAATAAGTGCATTATCTGCAATATCACTGTTATTAACTGTATTTCTTGCCGTAGAGGCAAAGGCGGAACCAAAAGCCCCTACATTAGCTATTCTAGACACAGCTCTAGACACCTCATTGCCAATTTTTAAAGACAAAATTGCATATGAAGTTTGTATATTAGAATGGGCTTCATGTCCAAACGGACAAAAGTTTATGGAAGGAACTGGTTCGGTGGTTCTTCCTTCTAACATAATTTCTTCAAATGGATTTGATCATGGAACTCAAATGGCTTCTGTTGCTGTTCGAACTAATCCAAATATTAAAATTGTGTTTGTTAGAATTATTGGAAATACCACAACTGGAATGAGACAGTCTACTGGAGAAGTTGGCGTATCGCTAGCTCTTAAGTGGGTACTAGATAATAAAGAAAAGTTTAACATTCAAGCGGTTTCCATGTCACAAGCTAACCATGCAATCCTAACTACAGCAACAGATTATTGCCCTGCAACTCCAACATTGCGTGGCATGCTATCCTCATTGGTATCAGCAGGAATTCCTGCATTTTTTGCAGCAGGAAATATGCGAGATTTATCAAGGCTGTCGTGGCCAGCATGTATTAATGATTCAATATCAGTTGGAATGTCCGATCAATATGAGCAAATAGATAACAACTCTAATTTTGATAAAGACAGATTAGATTATTACGCTACTGGAAATATGCAGGTAATGATTCCAGGTGGTGAAATTAGAAATGCAATGGGATCCTCAATTTCAGCACAAGTTGCTGCATCGGTGTGGGTGGGAATTAAGTCTTCAAAGCCTAACGCTTCATATAATGAAGTTATTGGTATACTAAATGCAAATTCTAAGATAATTAAAGGTGCAAGAGGACAAGAGGGAAAGCTTATTATGTCTTCTCAAACAGAACTAGTTGCACAGTCCCCAGCACCAACTCCTATATCAAAGCCTGTGGTTAAAACCGCAGAACAATTGGCTGCTGAGGCAAAGGCTGTTCTTGTAGCAGAATCGGCTAAAGAAATTGCTGCAGCCGAGGCACAGTACCAACTAGAAATCAAAGCTGCTGCTGATAAGCTTGCTAAGATTAAAGCAGATTGGAATAAGAAGTTAAATGGCTAACATGACAGTATTAGAAGAAATTATTAAAGAAATTGGCGAGGAGTTGTACCAAAAATGGTACAATGGTCTTGCTATTGAAGATAGGACGGAAGAGTCTTCAAAAGCAATGGCTACTAATGCTGGAGAAACTGCAGTTTGGGTTATTCAAACATTTATGAATAAATTTAATGCAGCAGCAGATGAATTAAAGGATACCTAATTATTGATAAATAATAAGATACTAATTAACTCTTCGCCAAGAAGCGGTACTACATGGTTGCAATATATTTTGTACAGGCACAATATATCTTTACTTAAGGATATAGAGTACGGCGGTAAAATATATGCAGACGCATTTATTTTAAGAGTACACACCCCAGTAGCATTGTTAGCAAAATTTGATGACATAACTCAAACAACAATATTAAGAAATCCTGTAGACCTCATACCTTCTGTACTTACAAAGGTTATGTCTGGGCTTGGGAACGCTGTCGTTAGCGGTACAGCTCAGCCACATGAGTATGATTTTGTAAGCTTAGATAGGCTAATCATGGAACATTTTTCTGTTTATAGAAACTATGCACATGGAATAGAACAAAATATTAAAAACTTAAAGCCATTTACTTTTGAGCAAGTAACCTCAGATATTGAATATGTTGTTAAATCTTTATTGGGCATAGATGCAAAAAACAGCGATATTGATTTGCTAAAACAAGAGGCTAAGAGGCAAATACGTGTTCATGATAAAGGTGACCCTGGATTCAATAACGCAGTTCCAGTAGACAAAAAGCCAGACCCTTATGACAAAGCAAAAGATATGCTTTTAAATACTCCAGGATTTGATAAGGTTCAAAAACTATATGAGGACTCTAAGAGTTTAATTCTTGATGAGCAATCTAAGTGGATCTAAAAGGGTATATTTAAATGCCAAAAAAACCAGTCAGACAATTTGATTTTAACAAAATAACAAATTTAGCAAATGATGAAATTGAAAGTTCGCATCATATAGATCAATCACAATTAGAAAAAGCTCGTATATATACTAGTAGAGAAGAGTATATTAAAACAATACCTATAAATTCTGATTACATGGAGCTTGGAGTTGCTTGGGGTTATTACTCAAATATTGTAGCTGATCTAAGAAAACCATCATCAATAGATTTAGTAGACTGGTACAATCAAGATTTAAAATGCTGGTCATGGAGAAAGTTTGGAAGCTGCCAGTGTCAGCCAAAACACGAATTGCTCTACACCCCAGAAACTCATATGCAGTACGTTAAAGATAAATTTAGTAAGTACCCAAATGTTAATGTAATTAAAGGAACTGTCCCACAAATACTTGACACAATAGATAAAAAATACGATTACATTTATGTAGATTTATCTAATGATAGAAGGCTGATCAGAGATACTTTAAATAAAGTAAAGAATATGATTAAGCCTGGGGGAGTAATAGGTCTAAACGATTACTTAATTTATGATGGTATAATTGAAGATGCCCCCTATGGGACGTATCAGTCTGTGAATGAGTTTTTATTATTAAATAAAGAGTGGTCGGTAGATGCAATTGCACTTCACACATTAGGATTTTACGATATATATTTAAGGAGAGAAATTGAATAAAGGACTTGAAGAGTATGGCATAACCAAATCTAATATTTTAAATAGTTCAGGAATTATAGACGCCGTTTGGAATGAATTTGACTTAACATGGTTTAATAATTTTGGTGAAGATAAAAGCAAATGGCCAAGAAGTTTTACCCACCTGCCATTCGGAACAGAGTCTGGTGAGGATGACGGACTCATATCATATGAGTATAACTCAGATTTTTTTAGATGCGACGAATTTATTAAAGACCATAAAGAAAAATATCATGTGTTATTTGGAGGTTGTTCTGAAACTGAAGGTGTCGGTGGCAATTTAAATGAGTTATGGGCATACAATTTACATTCAGAGCTAAAACAAAAATATGATGTGGGTGGATACTATTCACTGGGAAGATCTGGTAATGGTTGGCACAAAATAGCTTTAGCCTTAACTGCTTATGTAAAAAAATATGGAAAACCTACTCATTTTTTTGTATTGCTCCCAAACATTGGAAGAAATTTTTATTGGGATGAAGAAAGAAGCGGGTGGGAGTACAATCAAAAATATGTAAAAACCACAGAGCGACGTTTAGTCACACACAGAGAAGGTGGCAAAAGGGATCAACTCATGTCAGAAAAACATACAATGGGTGTAGATGAATACAGAAGACAATTTATGGAATTTGCAGTTGGCTGGAGCCTTCTTGTTGATTACTGTAAAACAAATAATATTAATATTTTATACTCTACTTGGTTTTATGGCGACAACAACAGTCTTAAAAAACTCGAATACATAGGTCAAAATTTTTTTACAATGAATAATGAATATCTTTATAGGTTTATTGAAAAACGTTATCCTAGACTTTCTGTATCAAAAAAAGAATTGAAAAAAAGAGACGAACACAACGGTAGAATTGTTCATGAATACTGGACATCCTGCTTTATGAAAGAAATAGAAGAAAGAGGACTATTTAATGATTAAAAAAATTATTTATTTGTATAGGAAAAGAAAGCTAAAGAAAGAATTAAACAAAGTAAAAAAGTTTATTTATTAAGGGGGAGTCATGAAATCTTTTTATAAAGAAAATTTATTTAGCGAAAAAGACTTTAATCTAATTAAAGATCATGTAGCTTCACATATAGGGAATTCAAAAGATTTTAATTATACAAAGATCTACGGTAGGTACTGGAACACGATTAATTTCCCTGAAGAAATAAACCAATTACTAATTAAAACATCTAGAGATGGGTTTGGCGTAGACAACCTAGAAATAGTATATACCCAATGCGTAAAGTATCAAATAGTAGATGGTGTCATACCGTCTTTAGGAAACCATGTAGATAACTTTTATGCTACTCATACATTAAATATAATTGTAGACTCAACTCTAAACTGGCCCTTGACGGTTGAGGGATTAGATTTTCCAAGTATCACTAACTCAGCAGTCTTTTTAAAGGGTGATGAAGATTTCCATAGTAGGCCAGACTACCCTTCATCAAATGAAAACGATTACCTTGTAGCAATTTTTGTTAACTTAGCACCAGAAGATAGTGAAATAATTAAAAAGACTAAGATGTTTAGAAGTTTGCCAAAAGAAACCCAGGACGTAATTAGATTAAAGATGACGCCAAATGATGTTAACCTCTATTGACACCCTGACTATCATTATATATAATATATAATATGATAGTAGATGACAACAATTTTGAAAAAGCTATTTCTACCCACAAATTAATTTTAATTGATTTTTGGGCCCCATGGTGTGGTCCTTGCAAAAAGGTTTCACCCATACTAGATGAGATATCAAATGAGTGCGGGCTCTGGGTTGGAAAGTTAAATGTTGATGAGAATCCAATAAAATCAGCAGAATACTCTGTAACCTCTATACCCTATATGGTATTATTTAAAGACGGACTACCAGTTAAAAAAATAACTGGAGCTAAGCCTAAGCATATATTATTAAAGGAGTTGTCTGAATGGATCTAGCACCAGACGAAGGATATATAAATCACGTGGAGTTTGAAATATGGCTTAAAAATGGTTATGATCGAGGCTGGGTCTCAGATGTATTTTGCAATACTCACGATTCCCCTCCAATGTCAGATGATGAAATGCAAGAATGGGAAGAGGGCGGAGACCCTTGCTCTTTCCAAGTAAGAGTAAATGAATTAAATTAAACACAACATTTGTGTCACATAAACGTCTTATGTATTGTGATATAAAAATACCACATAGATTCCTGTACTCATAAGAGGCAGGTAAAAAGGAGAATAAATTAAATGAACTCATTTAAGAAAGTATCGCTAATCATCGCTGCAGCCCTGACTAGCACAATGCTTGTATCGCCAGCAGCTAACGCTAACGCTGGAACTGTCACCCTAACGGTGGCGGGAACTGCAGCAACAGGTGGAACAGTAGTAACAACTCCTGTATCACTACCAGTACCAGCAGATAACAGTGTAGATGCAGCAGATGCATT